ACTCCCCTTGGTTTAGTTGCAAAAATGTGAAGGGGTATACGTTAATACGAGCAAATCAAAAAACCCCCAAGCCACCCCCCTTTTTAAAAATCTGACGCTTCATTGTCACCTTTACAGACAAACAACCCCCCCTCTTTTATTCTACAGCTTGGAACCTTTCACATTACCACCAGATGTTAGATCTGGCGTTGATGTTTTAATAGGTGTTCAAACGTACACCAGGTGTTCAACTGTACAGCATATGAGTCTGTCTTTTATTCTGTGTTTTTGTTTTCTTATGTATTCACTTTGTACATACAAGCTTAGAGCTACTTAGAGCCAACCCAAAGCCAACCAACAAACCAACAAAGAACAAACCCAAAGCCAACCCAAAGCCAACCAACCAACAAACCAAGTGCCAACTCAAAACAACCAAGAACAAACGCAAAGCCAACCCAAAGCACCCTCTATTAATGCCATTAAATATTTTTTAACTCTTTTTATTTGACGCAAGAACTCCCCTCGCTAATATAGTGAAAATTAAATAAGCATTTAATAAATAATAATAACAAACAAACTACCAAAAAAAAAATGACTATCGACCAAATCAACAGAGTTCAAGGATTATTCAAAGCACTTCCAAACTTTGAAAGCTACGCTGTACATAACCAAAGTATTAAAAGCGTTGAAAGTGCAGAGGGGGGCAGATTATTAAAAGTGATCTTTGAATGCCCTGCTATCCTTGAAAGATCAAGCATCAAGCTAAATCTAGAAGATGTTAAAACGGATAAATTTAACCTCGATACTTGGGTTCTTAAAATTAACGGAGAAATTACAGCAATTTTTCAAACTAATTATTGGGCATAAATTCGAAACTCTCTTAAAAGGGAGTCGTTAGCCTTTAGCAAGCTAACCTGATGAGATAGCTAAATTAAATAAATAACTACTAAGAAAAAATGAAAACAGAACTACTTACTACTATTGTTGAAAAGATCGAACACTTTGGAGGAATTGCCTTTAGAATTGCTTGCCTAGCACTTGCTGAAATTCTTTTTATTGCCGTTAGTGGCCTTTTAATCTTTTTAGCTGCTTATGGCCTCGGTGATTTTGAAGGTGTTACTTGGTATGGGTACATAATTGCTTTTGGATTTGGCTTATTTGGCTTTGGTGGTATGACATGGGGTTTATTCACTTTTACTAGAATGTGGATAGAAGAGCTAAAAGACCTAAGAAAAGGTGAAAGCTTCATGTTTAACGCTTAATAATAATAACCCATTAAATAATTATACAATGTTTTTACTTGCATCAATTCTTATTGCGTCAATATTCTTAATCATCTGTGGAATTATTGAACATTTCACAAGCTAACAAATAACAACAAATAACTACCAAGAAAAAATGGAAACACACAAAAAAACACCAAGCGAGTTTTTAGATTCACTTAATGAAGAGATAATAAAATATCTTTGGAACCTTGAAGATAAGGAACTCGCTTTAAAGCTTTTAAAGCTTCAATACCAAATCCTTACAATTACACAAAAAATAAACAAATAACTACCAAGAAAAATGGAACTTAAAAACCAAGTAATAACCATAGCTAAACAGTTAGAAAATCCCGATCTTATTGATTGGGCAGATGAAAACGAGCAATCAGCTTTTGACTACTTACAAGATGCTTTAGACATTCAATATATAGTTGATAGCAACAAAGAGTATCTTGGAGCCAGAATCCTTGTAGCTTTTGGCGGTCCTAACATTTGGGTTAATACTCAAACAAAGCAAGTTGAAGGCTATTGGTGGCAAGATAAATACACGGAAAGTTATAGAAGTGATGAACTAGGCTTAGATGAGGCTTGTTCTGATTTGCTTAACTGTTAATCAATTGATTGAGCCAATAAGCTTTAAAGTTTGTTGGCTCTATTCAGTTTATTAAACAAGCTGATAAAAAAATAACTAACTAACTAATAACAACAATATGAAAACTACCAAAGTATATAAAAAGGCATTCAATAGAGGGAATGCTAGAATCTGGATTGAAGGCAATATATTAAACTCGCACGGCTTCCAGAACGGAATGCGATTTGTTAAAGAGTTTATCGATGAGGATCAACTGTTGTTGTCGTTCACTGGGTGCTTTGAAGATCTAAGGACTCATAAAATAGCAGGTACAGCCGACCGCCCAATAATTGATTTAACAGGCAAATATGTTTCTGATTTTTTTGGAGATGCTGAAAAATACACTTGCCAATTTGACAGCGATAACAACGCAATAACAATTCTTAGAGGGGAAACTTTTTAATGAAAGTTAAAATATTAAGCCCTTTAAAAGTAAGAGGCAAAAAATCAGGTTTATATAATTATCAATATTTTGACAGTTTAAATAATCCTATTAGCGCAATCTTTCAAGATACAGAAACAAACATAAAAAAACTACAAAATGAAATCACAAATAATTGATTTACCAGAGTTAACCGATCACTTCAACGATTGGTGCATAGATATTGCTCACTGTGAGGATTACGATTTTAGAGACGCTGTAAACATGAAAGTTATTACAGAACTCTGCGAGCGAAACATTATAAAGTCATATTCTTGGAATGCTAAAGACGGCTTAACTTTTGAGATGAAAGAGGGGTGGCAAGATGAATGCAGTTATTAAAGACGTAGAAAAACAAACCGCTACTTTGTACAATGCAAACTGGAGGGGCAATTTAGGTTGCCTCTCTTTTTGTGCCGAAAATCTAGGATTTAAAATCTATAAAATTTATAATGAGAAAGGCGAATACGCTTCTAAAAAATGTGAGCAAGGTTCCATATTAATGGAAAAAATTAAACAGTTTAAAAGAAATTAAATTATATGAAAACTACAACAACAACAACCTATAGGAAAAGACAATATCCACCATCGCTAGAAAACAAGAACGAGTTGACCGACCGCTTGATTAAGAGCCTGTCAAAACATTCTGGTTATTCTGAAGAGGATATTAAAAACAGTAAATCTCACCGCCCTGCATTTTGGAGGAAGATAGCGGTTTATCTTTTAGTCGAGAAATATGACTGGACGATGCAGGGGGCGGCTGATGTATTTGAGCAGACAGCACCAAACGCTTACAACGGCTATAAGTCGATTCAGCGCTTGGCAAATACTGATGGCAAGAAACATTTGGTCATGCCTTACGTTAACCAGGTGTACCACGATTTGACGTTATGATATCTGTATTGCTCGTTTTTGTGGGGTGGGTTGCTGTTTGTTATCTGATTTTAAGATTTTTTGCAATAAATGATCTTGACGATTCAGATAAGAGAAATTAGAATCCACTTGAGAGTATATGAATTGTAAATGATGGGGGTTATTTGCAAACGTAATTAGTAGAGAGGGCGCTAGGGGTCTTTCGCAGGTTTTACTTGGTAGTTTTTCCTGTTTCCTAGCGTCCTCTTTATTTTTTGACACAGAGGTTTAGTTAATATATCTTAATTGGTACAAAATTAGTACCAACAATAAACTACCAACAAAGAAAAAGGAAAACTACCAATGGCTACACGAACAAACGGCAACAAATATTTAGCGGATTTCATGGTGAAAGGTAAGCGCTACAGAAAACAGTTTGATAGTAAGATTGAGGCGGAGGAGTATGAAACAAACATAAGAGCCAGATTGCATAGAGGTGAGAGGGTTGATGATGCAGACAAGAGGGCAGCAGAGCCACTTACGATTTCTCAGCTGTTTACTAAGGTGATTTTGAATGTCTGGAAAGACACACCAAACGAGCCTACAGCCATACAACATTGTTCGATGCTTGAAAGATTCTTTGGAGAAAAGACTTTAGCTTCAAAGATAAACATTAACGACTTGGATAAGTTTGTGCTGCATTGTAGGGAAAGAGGGAACGCACCTGCAACTATCAAACTAAAGCTTGCCACATTTTCAAAGGCTTTTACTTTTGCGGTTAGTCGAGAGTGGATTGATAAGAAACCTTTGATTCCAGAGATACCTATGGGAGACAATAAGAGGAATGCTTTTTTTAGTGAAGAGGAAGAGGAAGATATTTTAGATTGTCTTGAGGAGCTTGGTGAGGACTATTTTGCTGACTTCTTTATGTGGCAGATTGATACAGGGATGCGACCTAGCGAGGCTAGAGCGATTCATTCTAATCAGGTAATGGCTGACCCTAATCTTGGTTACGTTGTAAATTTATTAGAAACAAAGAATAGCGAGCATAGGCAAGTGCCGTTAACTAGGAGAGCTTATATTGCTTACCGCAACCACCACACCAAAGGAAAGATGTGGGCGCACTGGACTAAGGAAAGAGTTAGGACTGTTTGGGATAAAGTTAGGAAGTCGTTAGGAAGAGTTGGCGATAAGGATTTTATTTTTTATTTATGTAGGCATACCTGTGGTTCTCGGTTGGTTCAAAGAACAGGTAACATTAAACTGGCGCAAGATTGGCTCGGACATAAGAATATAGATCAGACAATGCGCTACGCTTACCTTAATAGTAGTTCTTTTTTGTCTGGATTGAGCGCACTAGAGTATGGTATAAAGAGCGATGACAAAAAGGTGACAAATTTGTCCGCATACACTGACAAAACACCAAGAAATTCAAAGGAGGAAAAAGTTAGCTGAAAGCGTTATGGGATATAGGTTACAAGAACAATGCGGTTGTGGTGGAAATGGTAGACACGCCAGATTTAGGTTCAGGTGTTTTCTCTTTGTCATTTCTGTATCCCTTATGGCTCAACGCTTTGTCACCTCTCAACTAACAAAATAGAACTCTTATAAAATCTGTTGCCAACTGACAAAACGCTGACAATAAATAACAAATGATTGAGCAGGATGATCTTAATGCAGAGATGACCGAGTTAGGTTTGGGGAGGTACAATGCACAGGTTGAGAGCGCACGAAAGTACGAACAAAACGCTAGGAGCAAAGCAGGGCAGCGATTGATGCGTGAGCTACTTCCAAAGTTTTACGAGCGTGTTAACGAAATGGTTAAGACTTCGAAAGGAAGACCAACTAGGTGGCGAGAGGATCTAAGACAATACGACTCTAAGAAGACAGCTTTCATTGCTTTCAAAAACATATTGAACTGCATCCCTTACAAAAAAACTTTCGCATCTACTGCTTACTCAGTTGGTAAAGCGGTGGAGCTTGAGGTGAGGTGTTCTTTTTTAGTTCGCACAAATGAAAAGGGCGAAGGGATTATTCTTGGAGCCAAGCGCAGAGTCACTTCATCGCAAGAGAGGCACATAAAACTTTCGATGCGACATGAGGAAGAGAAAGAAGGCAAAGAAGATTTTGAGGAGTGGTCTAGGAGGGATAGGATTCTTTGTGGAACAACTTTGATTGAGTTATTAAGGTGTTCGACTGGTCTAATTGAATACACCTATATAAGAGAAAAGGGGCGAAAGCATCCAACAAGATTTGTGACACCTACTAAAGAAACTTTGGAATGGATAGAGAACTTTAATAACCACAGATCGCTTTTAGATCCCTTTTGGTTGCCTATGGTCGAGCCTCCTGATGATTGGTTAAATGTTTGGGAAGGTGGTTACAGGACAGAGGGGACTAGCCTACCAAAACTGCCTTTTATTAAGACACCTGATTCTGAGTTCTTGCGCTCAATAGATTCTAAAAAGATTTCAGTTCCTATGGAAGCAGCTAACTTAATACAGCGCACACCTTGGGAAATAAATAATCGTGTTCTTGATGTAGTTCTTTGGGCTTGGGACAACAACGTGCCAGTAGGAACGACTGTAGTTAGTAAGGAAGATGAGCCAAAACCACCCTTCCCTATTGATGGAGATGAAAACAAAGACATAAGGAATGCTTGGGCGCAGATAGCAGCAGGAGTTCACAAAAGAAACACATCTACCAGATCAAAAAGATTACTTTGCGCAAAGATAATTCATTTAGCTGAGAAGTTTAGAGATGAAAGGTTTTGGACTCCAGTTAATGCAGATTTCAGAGGAAGGATTTACAGCGTCCCTAGTTTTTTAAATGTGCAAGGTTCTGATTTGTCAAGAGGGTTGTTGCAGTTTGAGAGGTCTGAAAGAGTTCGCAATGAGAAAGAAGCTAGGTGGCTTTTGATACATGGAGCTAACACTTGGGGGTACGATAAAGTTACTTTAGATGACAGGGTTAAGTGGGTTTATGACAACGCTGACATGATTCACAGGATTGCTCACGATCCTACACAGAACACTGAGTGGATGGATGCCGACAAGCCTTGGCAGTTCCTTGCGGTTTGTTTTGAGTTAAGTGACTATCTTAAAGATGGCAAGGTAAAAACAAAAATCCCTTGTTCGATGGACGCAACAAACAACGGACTACAAATACTTTCAATCTTAACACGCTGTGATTATGGCTGTGTGGCAACGAATGTTATACCCACAAATAAACCTGCCGATATTTATGATGTTGTTAGGTTGCGAGTTGAAAGTTATATGAGGGAAGATGCCAAAGAAAACCATCCCTTCGCTCAAGCTTGGATTGACTACGGAATATCCAGGACAACCACGAAGCGCCCAGTCATGTGTTACAGTTATGGACTAACTCGCTACAGCAACAGGCAATATATTCTTGATTGGTTTGAAGAAAAAATTCATGCCGACAGTTGTCCTTCCCCTTTTGATCTAAAAGAATATTATAAAGCGGTACATTATTTATCTGAAATAGTTTGGAAAGCTATCGAAGAGATTTTAGATTTACCTAAACAATGTATGCACTGGTTTCAGAAGGTTGCTAGGATTGTTAGTGGTGAGCAACGACATCTTAAATGGGTTACTCCATCAGGTTTTATAGTTAAACAGGATTACAGAAAGCTCAGAGAATCTAAGGTTGTAACTTGGATTACAGGCGAAGCAATTCATGTTAATTTTAACGAAACTACAGAGCAGGTATCGCCTCGTTCTATGTCTAATGGAATATCACCTAATGTGGTTCATGGACTTGACGCTGCTTTGCTTCACTTGGTTGTTATAGCTGCCAATAAAAGGGGCATCTATGATTTCTCCATGATACATGATTCTTACGGCACGCACAGTAAGAACTCAGAGATACTTGCAGAGGTCATAAGGGAGCAAGCTGTTGAGATGTTTTCTCCTGATCTTTTAAGAAACTGGCTTGACCAGATCAAGAAGCAACACCCAGACCTAGAATTTCCTGAGCCACCTGAGTATGGACAGGCGGATATTTCTTTACTTAAAGAGAGTCCGTATTTCTTTTCCTAACCAAAGGAAAAATCAAAAAAAAATATAACTACAAATAAAGGTAAATAAAAATGAGTACAACTAAACTAACAACCCCAATAGGAACTGCAATCTATCCGAAGTTTCAGCCAGACTATAAGTTTGATGATAACGGAGTGTATAGTTGCAAGCTCCATGTAAGTGAAGAGGATTTTAACAAGTTCTCCGCTGATGTAAACGAACACGTTGAACGAGCTTATAAAGCTGAGTGTCAAAAACAAGGTAAGAAAAAACTAAATAGGGCAAGTGCTACCCCTCTTCAAATTACTGAGGAAGGTGAGTTTGAGATAAGAACAAAACAACCTGCAAAGAAGAACACATCGAAAGGGTTGCTTGAGTTTTCTATTGGCATCTACGACAGCCAAGGAAAGAAGCTTCCTGCTGACACGAATGTTGGTTCTGGATCTAAGGTAAGGCTAAGTGTTGAGCTTGCTACTTGGTATGTTGGTTCGCTTGGGTTTGGCTACACGCTCCGCTTGAAGGCAGGACAAATAATAGAACTTAAAGAATATAGTGGATCTGAAAACGCCTCATCACTTGGATTTGGTGCTGTTGATGGTGGGTTCATTAGTGAAGACATAGAAATAAAAGATGAAGAAAGCGAAGAAAGTAATCAAGCATCAGAGAATGCGGTTCCGTTCTAAGTTTGAGAAGGACATTGCCCTCTCCCTAAAAAGGGAGGGGGTTGACTTCGAGTACGAGACTTTAAAAATTAAGTTCACCAAGCTCGCAGTCTACACTCCAGACTTCATCTTTCCCAATGGTGTGATCATTGAGGCAAAGGGATTTTTTAAACCAAGCGACAGGACTAAACACATTTTAATACAACAACAACATCCAGAATACGACATTCGTTTTTTATTCCAGAACGCTAACAACAGGCTTACAAAAAAGAGTAACACAACTTATTCAGCTTGGTGTGATCGTCATGGTTTTAAATGGTGTCACAAAAAAATACCAAGCTCATGGACACAGAATTTATAGAAACAAACTTACCTTGCCCTAGCTGTGGAAGCAGTGATGCGCTTGCTTTGAACGCTGATGGAAGCACGAAGTGTTTTAGCTGCGGTGAATTTATACCAAATAATCAAGACCAACTTATGCAAACAACAAAAAAAACTACTAACAACCCCTCTTTTTTAAAAGGAGAGGTGATGCCTATAGCTCCGAGAGGTATACACAAAGACACCTGTAAGAAGTACAGCTACGAGATTGGTGAAGATGAAAAAGGAGCAACAGTACACATTGCCAACTACAAAGACAGCAACGGAAAGATAGTTGGACAGAAGATTAGGGGAGCCAACAAAAATTTTAAAATAATAGGTAAGATAAATGATACTTTCTACGGACAACACCTTTGGAAAAACGGAGGCAATAAACTTCTTGTAGTTGAGGGCGAGGTAGACTGTTTGACAGCTTCACAACTACAAGCAAACAAATACCCTGTTGTTTCCATAAGCCAAGGCAGTAAGTCAGCAAAGAATCTTTTCAAGAAGAACTTAAAGTGGCTTGAAAGTTTTAACGAAGTCATCTTGATGTTTGATGAAGATGATGCAGGTAGGGAAGCGGTAGCTGATGTGGTTAACATTCTTCCTCCTGGTAAAGCTTACGTTGCGACATTATCTGGTAAAGATCCTAACGCTATGCTCATGGAGGGCAAGGGAGATGAGGTTGTTAAAGCAATGTGGGAAGCAAAGCAATGGAGTCCTGCTAACATAATTGATGGGGCTGATTTGTTTGATAGAATATCTACGGCAAAGGTAAATGATTCTGTTCCTTACCCGTTTGAAGGTTTAAACGAGAAGACTAAAGGATTACGCAAGGGTGAGATAAGTTTGTTCTGTGCAGGAAGTGGCGTAGGAAAGTCACAGGTCTGCCGACAGATAGCTCATCACCTACTCACAACAACAGACAAAAAAGTTGGATACATTGCGCTTGAAGAAAACATAGAGCGATCAGCGCAGGGTGTTCTTGGTTTAGAGGTAGGCAAGCTGCTTCACTTAGAGCCGTTTGAAATAGACGATAAGTATTGTGATGCTTACTATAAGACTGTTGGTTCTGGTAGGTTCTTTCTTTATGATCATTGGGGAAGCCTCAACACTGAACTACTTCTATCTCATGTAAGGTACATGGTTCAAGCGATGGGCGTAGAATACGTGGTGTTAGATCACATCAGCATTTGTATAAGCGGCATGAGTGAGTCCGAAATGGGAGGAAACGAACGAAGAGCGCTTGACGTTTTGATGACTAAGTTAAGGGCTTTGGTTGAAGAAAGTAACTTTGCTTTATTGTTAGTCAGTCACCTTAAAAGACCCGAAGGTAATAGAGGATATGAAGATGGACTAGCACCTAACTTATCAGCACTCAGAGGATCGGCAGCGCTTAGTCAGTTGTCGGATATTGTTTGTGCCTTGTCTAGAAATTTGCAGGGAGAGGACAAGCACGTCACTACGCTTAGTGTTCTTAAAAATAGATTCAGTGGTGACACAGGCGTTGCTTCTCAACTTGAATACTGCACACAGACAGGCGTACTAACTGAAACAGAAATATCAGAAGAATTTTAGATGTGGATACTTCCAAAGAAATTATTAACCACCTTTCGCTCTGTTCTGGATACGAAGGTATTGGACTCGGACTTAGAAGAATCTTCAAAAATATTAGAGAGATCGCTCTGGTGGAGAGGGAAGCCTTCGCCATTTCGTGTCTGGTTAAAGAGATGGAAAAAGAAAGACTGGATCAAGCAGCTATTTGGTCGGATATTCGTACCTTCCCATACCGAAAGTTTCGAGGACTGGTACACATCCTCAGTGGAGGTTTCCCCTGTCAGCCCTTTAGCAATACTGGACTTCGCAAGTCAGACAGAGACGAACGACACATCTACCCCTTCATCGAATATGGAATTAGAGAATGTAGATCTCCCATTGTTTTCTTGGAGAATGTCGAAGGGATCATCACAACAAAAACAAGTGAAGGCGAGCCTGTTCTCAGATATGTCCTCAGAAGCTTGGAGTCGTTGGGTTACATCTGCGAGGCAGGAATATTCTCAGCGAGCGAAGTTGGCGGAGGACACCAGAGAAAAAGAGTATTTATTATGGGCTACTCCAACAGCGAGGGACTGGAAGGATGGGACAGCAAAGTCTTGCAAAAATTCACCAGTCAATTCACTTCTGGGGAGACAAATACACCACGCAAAGTACCTGCCCCAATCAACGAACCTCAACACCTTTGGGAAAGATCACGAACTGCACCAATTAAATCCTGCGTGGACGGAGCAGCTACAAGAGTTGCCGACAGGGTGGACAGAACTCGTCTCTTGGGGAACGGAGTATTTCCTAGAACAGCAGAACGAGCATTTAGAATCCTCTCAAAAAAATTAATAGAAAGAATAAAATAACATGGACTACAAATACAACATACTTATCTCTGACATAGAGACAAATGCCATAGCAAATTGGCAGACACTTGCAGGGCTTGACAGGCTTCACTGCTTTACAGTTATCGACCCTACTAACAGTAACCTCTACGAGTTTAACACAATGAAGGACAACATCGAGGAGGGCTTACAAATGCTACAGGATTCTGAGTATATTTGTTTTCACAATGGGATAGGCTTTGATGCTCCTGCTCTTTACAAATTGTATGGCATCAAGTTCAATAAGATTGTAGATACCATGCTGATGGCAAAGGTTCTCTTTCCTGACATCTCTAACACTGACCACAAGAGAGAAAACTTTCCAAGGAAACTTGTTGGTTCTCATTCGCTGAAAGCTTGGGGAATGCGTATAGGAGTTCACAAAGATGAGCATGGTGAGAGCGAAGACTGGGAGAACTTTAGCCCAGAGATGCAGACCTACTGCAACCAAGATGTAAGAACTACCTTTGCTTTATATAAACATTTACTAGCTCACAGTGTTTCCCCTAAGTCGCTTGTTCTTGAACATGAGTTCGCCAAGCTTATTCGAGTACAAGAAATGAATGGCTTCCCTTTTGATGTCAAGAAAGCAGAGAAGCTTGCAAAGGAATTAATGATGCGAAGGGTTCAGATAGAACAGGAGATGCAAGAAGTTTTTCCTCCGAAGGTAGAGCAGATGAAGAGTGTTCTTGGTTGGAAGGTTGAGGTAGAGGGTTTTGAGTACACTGCAAAGACAAAGGTACAACTGAAGGCTGAACTAAAGCGAGCAGGACTGAAACAAACAATCAGTGATCTTGCGGAGAAGACAGGAAACAAAACAAAAACCATTCCCTTTAATCCTGGATCAAGAGATCAGATAGCTGAACGTCTCATGGAACAAGGATGGAAACCTGCTGCTTATGATGGCAAGCGTCCTGAGATAAACGAAACAGTTCTTAGAAATATAGGCACAAAGGAATCCCTTAAGCTCTTTGAATATTTGTTAGTGCAGAAGAGACTTGGAATGTTAGCTGAAGGTAAGCACGCTTGGTTGAGTGCAGTAACAGATGAAGGAAGGATTCATGGCAGCGTCAATACAGCAGGAACTATCTCTGGAAGATGCAGCCACAACTCTCCTAACCTTGGACAAATTCCTGCAACAAGATCAGAGTATGGAAAGGAATGTCGTGAGTTGTTTATTGCTCCGAAGGGAAAGGTTCTATGCGGATCTGATGCTGCTCAATTAGAATTAAGATGCCTTGCCCATTTCTTAGCTGCTTATGACTCTGGTAAATATGTTAGGGAGATTCTTGAAGGTGACATTCACACAGTCAATCAGGAAGCCGCAGGTCTACCAAACAGGGACTCAGCAAAAACATTTATCTACTCACTTATATATGGTGCTTCTAATTCTAGGTTAGGTGAAGCAGTTGGTAAGGGGATGAAGGAAGGTTCAAGACTTAGGAAATCTTTTATGACCAAGATGCCTGCTTTTAAAAAACTTATAAGCGATGTTGAAAGAGCAGCAGAAAAGAATGGATATCTAACAGGCATCGATGGGCGAAGGATAAATGTAAGATCAAAACATTCCTTACTTAACTTTCTTCTCCAAAGTTGTGGTGCTGTTGTAATGAAGCAGTCTCTTATTGAGTTCGATCAGTTAGCTAAACATCCTTATGAGATGCACGCCAATGTTCACGATGAAGTTCAGTTCTCTTGTCTTGAAGAACACGCACAAGATCTTGGAAGAACTTTTGTAGCTGCTATAGAAAAAGCAGGAAAGACTTTAGGCATGAAATGTCCTCTTGATGGAGACTTTAAGATTGGCAACAACTGGGCAGAGACACACTAACATTTATGATTGAAGTTAATTACCAACAAAACACCAACGTCAGAAATGGTTGCATTGCAGAATGTATGTTTAAGTTAAAGGCAATGAACAGAGGGTGGGATGTGTTCTCTCCTGAGCATCATTCGACTCCTGCTGATTTAATTATATGTAAAACCTTTTCGACTCCAATAAAAATTCAGATTAAAAAAATGGTTTGGCAAAAAAGATCTAAAAAACATAAATCGGGATGGTCCTGTAAAACAGAAGCAACAAGGACTTCAAGCATTCCAAACAAAAAATATGGAGAAGGAGCTTTTGATGTTTTTGTTGGAGTTGTAATAGAAAAAGAAAAGTTTGTTTTTAAAAGTTATGAAGAATCCCAAGCAACAAAATCATTTTGGTACTACGAAGATAATCCAACAAATGGCACAGGAAATTGGGATTTACTGGGCGAGATAGAAGTTTCTAAACCTAAGTTATATGACCCTCAAAAAAATTTATTTGAATTAATATGAAAAAAAGAATAGCAGCAATCGATGGAGACATGGTGGTGTACCGAGCAGGGTTCGCCAGTGAAACAGAAATAAAATGGGAGGATGATATATGGACTCTGCAAAGCTCTGAGCCTGAGATGAAGGTTATTGTAGATGACATGATAGAGTATGCGGTGGATCAAACAAAGGCAGATGATTACCTTATGGTGTTC